ATTTTTACTTTTTTCTTTTTCATAGTGTTTTTTCCTTTGTTCATATAGCTAATATACAGGGTAAATAGTACGAAGTACAGATAAAAATGGTAAAAATAGCAAATAAATTGGTTAAAAAAGGGTTGATTTACTTGACTTTTTTATTTTTTTTGTTCACCCTTTGTTCTTGTACCAAAATATCTTGTAAAATTAGGCCAGATTTAGAGAAAATTGGCGATTCGGCGTTGAAAAATAAAGAAAATTTGGCAGAAACGAATCTAAAACACGCTTACATGCGTTGTAAATATTAAGATAAATAGAAATATGGAAAAATATTGTTTAAATTGTGGACACGACTGTCATTGTGGTGGCGATTGTATAAAAGAATACGATAAAGGTACTAAAATTGTATGTTGTAGTCACTGTAGACACGATAAAGTAGAAAAAAAATCAACAAACAACGAAGATTTATTTAATGGAGCATAAAAATTATGAGTAAAATGAGAATGTTTAAGTTTTGGAATAAAAATGGCGATGAAAAAGAGAAAGAAGCGATGAGTTTGAAGAAAGCAACAATGGCTGTTCAAGGTGATTTTAAAGATGAAGTAATAGGTGTTGAATATGTGAGTAAAAAAGGTAAACAAATTAATACATCAGTAAAAATACCTATGGGTAGAAAAATTAGACAAGGAATAATACTAGAACAAAAGCGATTAGCGGCAAAAGCGGCTAGAGAAGCAAGAAGATAATGCCAGCATGTGTTAGATCAGGTTTAGATAAACACGTTGGACACGCAAGTCCAACACCTAACCCTTTTCATCAAACAGCTTATGTTGGTGGATCACCAAATGTATCAATAAACAGCGCAGCATCAATTAGAGTAGGTGATTCTACAAGTTGTGGCGACCCTGCTGTAGGTGGTAGTTCAACAGTTAGAGTAAATAGTATCGCTATTCATAGAGTTGGTGACGCAACTGGTGGTCATGGTAGTTGGGTTGCAAATGCTGCCTCTACTGGAAGTTCTAATGTAAACTCTGGTTAATCATGTATAAATATTGGTATGGCCAATTTAAACGCAACTAACAATAGTAAACGTGCTACTCGTATTTACAAAGATTTAGATTTAGACTTTGGTAGAAATGTTGTTACAAATGATGTAAACAAACTTACTGATGTTGAGGCTGTTAAAAGAAGTGTTAGAAATTTAATTAATACAAATCATTTTGAGAGACCTTTTCACCCAGAGTTAGGTGGTAATGTTAGAGCGTTATTATTTGAACCAATGACACCATTGACTGCTCTCAACTTACAGAGAAAAGTTGAAGAAGTGTTAAATAATTTCGAGCCAAGAGCAAAGATAACACAAATTTTGGCTGATCCTGATATTGATAGAAATGCATATAGACTTGAAATTAAATTTTATGTTATAGGTATACAAAACCCAATTACAGTAGAAACATTTTTAGAAAGATTAAGATAAGATGGCAAGCAATAAATTAACAGTATCAGATTTTGATTTTGACGATATAAAAGCAAATTTAAAATCATTTTTACAAGATCAATCAGAATTCCAAGACTATGACTTTGAAGGTTCTGGTTTTGCTGTCCTACTAGACTTACTTGCTTACAATACACACTACCTAGGTTTCAATGCTAATATGTTAGCAAATGAAATGTACCTAGACAGCGCTGATATTAGAAAAAATATTGTGTCATTAGCCAAGATGTTAGGTTACACACCTACGTCACCTAAATCACCTACAGCCACTATTGATATATTGATGAATAATATTCCAACTACGACTGCTACAATTACAATGGCAAAAGGAACAGCATTTACAACAACAGTAGATGGTGAAACTTATCAGTTTGTAACAAATACATCACACGTTTTAACACCAACAAGTGGTGTTTATAGATTTTCAAACATTCCAGTATTTGAGGGAACACTAGTCACTTTTAAATACACTGTAGATAGTACAGATGTTGACCAAAGATTTATCATACCAAGTGTCAACGCAGATACTACAACTTTAAAAGTATCAATACAAAATTCAGCTAGTGATACTACAACTAACACATACACATTAGCAACTGGTGTTACTAGCATATCATCAACCTCTAAAGTTTACTTCTTACAAGAAATGGAAGATGGAAAGTTTGAAGTTTACTTTGGTGATGATGTATTAGGAAATAAATTAGATGATGGTAACATTGTCATATTAGAATATATTGTATCTAATAAAAATGAAGCAAATGGTGCAAGTTCGTTTACACTATCTGGTAGCATTGGTGGTTTTTCTGATGTAAGTATAACTACCGTATCAAATGCTCAAGGTGGCGCAGAGGCTCAAACAAAAGAGTCAATAAGATTTAATGCACCACTACAATATTCAGCGCAAGATAGAGCTGTTACAACAGCAGACTATGAAACAATTGTAAAAACATTATATCCTAATGCTCAATCAGTTTCTGCTTGGGGTGGTGAAGATGAGGAAACACCAGTTTATGGTGTAGTTAAGATTGCAATTAAAGCAGCATCTGGCTCTACTTTAACAAATACAACTAAAACAGATTTAGTTACACAATTAAAAAAATATAATGTTGCTTCTGTAAGACCAGAGATTGTTGATCCTGAAATAACTAAAATTTTATTAACAACTAATGTGAAATATGACGAGAAGGCAACTACTAAAATAGCTGATACTTTAAAATCAGATGTATTAACAACTCTTACTAATTATAATACAAATACATTATCACAATTTGATGGTGTGTTTAGATACTCAAAAGTTACAGGACTAATTGATGGTACAGATAGTTCTATCTTATCAAATATAACGACATTAAAAATTAGAAAAGATTTTACACCTACATTAGCGTCATCTACAAAATACAATGTATATTTTAGAAACGCATTATATAATCCACACTCTGGTCACAATACATCAGCTGGTGGTATATTAGAGAGTTCAGGTTTCAAAGTATCTGGTGATAGTTCAACAGTTTTCTTTTTAGATGATGACGGACAAGGTAATGTTAGACGTTATAGTTTCTCTGGCGCAACTAGAGTTTATGCTAATAATACACAAGGAACAATTGACTATACAACTGGCGCTATAACTATAAACTCTTTAAGTGTATTAAGTGTAGAAAATATTAGAGGCGCAGTTTCAACAAAAATAGAATTAACAGTAGTACCTTCTTCAAATGATGTAGTTCCAGTAAGAGATCAAATAATAGAAATAGATACAGCCAATTCATCTATTACAGTTAGTGCAGATACTTTTGTTGGTGGCTCTTCTGACGCAGGAGTAGGGTACACAACATCAAGTAGCTACTAATGGCAAAGTTTACTAAAAAGATAACTAACCTTATAAATCAACAAGTACCTGAGTTTGTACTTAGCGATCACCCTAAATTTTTAGAGTTTGTAAAAACATATTATAGATTTATGGAATCGGCAGAGATTACTCTGGCGAATATTGAATTAACAGATGGTATTCAATTAGAAACTGAAACAGCTCAAACAAACAATCTAGTATTAAACGCTTCTAAATTAGACACGGATAGAACATCACTAGATGCAGGTGATAAGATACTTTTAGAAGATACTGGTTTTGGTAAATTTCAAAGAGGAGAAATTGTAACAGGTCAAACATCTAATGCGACTGCAACAGTATTATCAGAAGATTTAGTTAATAATAGATTATTCATATCAGCACAAGATAAGTTTATAAAAGATGAAGTTATTATTGGTGCCACATCAACAGCTAGAGCAACTATATCTAATTATAAACCAAATCCTGTAAATAATATACAGGATTTATTAAACTTCCGTGATCCTGATAAAGCGATCTCTAACTTTTTAACAAAATTTAGAAATGAGTTTTTAAATACATTACCAGAAGTTTTAGATACAAATGTTGATAAGAGAAAATTAATTAAAAATATTAAATCTGTTTATAGAGCTAAAGGTACACAAAGAGGACATGAAGTATTTTTTAGATTTTTATTTAATTTAGATTCAGAAACAATTTATCCTAGAGAGCAAATGTTAAGAGTGTCAGATGGTCAATTTGATACTAAAAAAATATTAAGAGCAATTGGTACTGTTGGTAACACATCAGATTTAATAGGTAGAACAATAACTGGACAAACTTCAGGCGCAACTGCTTCCGTAGAAAACGTATTTAAATTTCAAATAGCTCAAAACGAAGTATCAGAATTTATTTTAAATGAAGATACAATATCTGGTGGCCCATTTGTGACTGGTGAAGAAATTAGAGGTACAGAATCAGATGAAAATGATACATTTATAAAAGCCACAACCACAGGTATACCTAATATAATTAGTATTACAAATGATGGTAATTTATTAAGCTCTGGTGATGCGATAACTTTTTCAGGCGCTGGTAATGGTGCAATTATTCAAGTGGACAACGTAGGGTCAGGTGGTATTACAGAATTATTAATTGATGATGCTGGAACAGGTTATGCGATTGGCGATGATATTACATTTACAAACACTAACACAAATGGTGGTGGTGCCGTGGCAAAAGTATCAGTTGTCAATGGTGGTATCACACCAGAAACAGGAACAACAGGCGCAACATCAGTAGATCACATAGTATTAGAAGATGAGACAGTAAGAGGTGATGTTTACACAGGAAATAAAATTGTACAAGAAAGTGGATCAGGAAATGAAGATATTACAGATATTAGAATTATAAACTCTGGTAGTGGTTATACATCTTTACCTACAGCAGTTGTCACAAGTAGTGGTGGAAGTGGAGCAAAAATAATTCCTTTTGGTGGTGAAATAGGTAGATTACTTAGCACTAAAAAAATTGAGACAGGCGCAGGTTATGAAGGATCACCAAGTCCTACAATAAAATTACCAAGTACAATTATTGTTAAAGATAAGACTTCTGGTAGTTTTACAGATGACGAAACTATTACTGGTTTAGATTCTAGTTCATCAGCTGTGACAGCCACATTTGTATCTTTTGATTCATCAAATAATTTAATTGTAGTAAAAGATGCCACAGGTGTTTTTGATGAGGCAAGAACAATAACAGCTGGGTCATCTGGTAGAACAGCAACAGTATTAAAACATGATCTTGCGACAGCAACAGCAACAGTAGGTGCTGTTGTAGATACTGCTGGTGAATTTATAAACGAAGATGGTCATTTATCAGAAACGACAATGAAGATACAAGATAGTTTATATTATCAGGATTTCTCATATGTAATTAAAGTTGGTAGATCAATTACTGACTGGCGAGATAGTTTTAAAAAGACTATGCACACTGCTGGTTTCTACTTTACAGGTCAAGTAGATATGGCAACACAAGTAAATAACCAGATTAGAAGTTTTGTAGGTGTTAATAGTGGATTAACATTTGATCCAGGTGCTGATCTAGTAATCAATACTTTATTCTCTACAATATTTGGTAGAAGATTAGGTACTGTAGATGATGGCACTACATTAAGAGGCACACCAGCTGTCGGAGTTGATCCAGACTTTACAGATTCTACTAGTGAACACTTTACATCTAACACAAGAGATTTAACATTAAAACGTGCCATCTCTCTGAAGTTTAGATCAAATACTTTTCCTATTACAATTAGAGGCACAGCTAATAAGTATGGATATGCATATTGTGGCCCTACAATGAATACACTAAATAGATTTGCGTTATCACACTTTACAGGTAGTGGTGGTAGAGCAGTTACTACAACAACAGGTGGTGCCTCAGATAGTACAGTAACAACATCTATATCGCCAATGCGTTTAGATAACTTCGCTGACTTTAGATTAACAGGTACTTACAATACATCTTTAGATGGTGAAGTAGTACAAATAGGAGATATAACAACAGATAGGTTAAAGACAAATTTAGCGCTACCAACAGAAATCACCGAAAGTTAGCGTATAAATATAATTAGAAAAAGAGGATAACATGCCAGCAATAATAACAAAC